CATTTAAAGGAATAAATGCGAAGCATTTAAAGGAATAAATGACTACCCGTAGTGCGGCCTATAGTAAAAAGAGGATGCACAACAGGGGAACTTACCGAAGTGGCCTTGAGGAGAAAGTCTCAGACTCCCTCAGGGCCTTCGGCATTGAGCCTCATTATGAGGAGAAGTATCTGGAGTATATTGTGCCCGAAAGTAAGCACAAATATACTCCTGACTTCGTTTTGCCTAATGGGATTCTCATAGAAACTAAAGGTGTATGGGATTCTGAAGATAGGAAGAAACATATTTTAATTAAGGCTCAACACCCCGAGTTGGACATTCGCTTTGTCTTTAGTAGATCCAAAACTCCTATTTACAAAGGAAGCAAAACAACTTATGCGGCCTTTTGTGAAAAGAATGGGATCAAGTATTCAGACAAAACAATCCCCCTTGAATGGATTAAAGAGGATCCCAAGGTAATCCCTGAAGGGATTCTTCTTAATAAAGGTTAATTAAAATATGGTTTCTTTCAAGGCTCCAAAGATTGAGGAGCATAAATCTTTTGTCTCTTATAAGAATAGAGAGACTACTAAATATCTTGTCGTTCACTGCTCTGCCACTCAGAATGTGCCATCTTTTACGTGGAAAACCATTGATCAGATGCACAGACAGCAGGGGTGGTTGGGTATTGGTTACCACTTTGTAATTCTTACTGACGGTACCATCCAGAGAGGTAGGCCTCTAGAGGCCATTGGTTCCCATGTAAAGGGTTACAACAACTGTTCTGTTGGTATCTGCCTCATTGGTGGTGTGGATGCTAAGGGCAAGTCCGTAGACAACTTTACAGAGGAGCAGAAGGAGTCTCTTAAGTGTCTACTGGATTACCTTAGAGGGTACTATAAAGATGAAGTCGTTGTCCTTGGTCACAGAGATTTTGCAGGCGTCCACAAAGACTGCCCTTGTTTTGATGTTAAGGGTTGGTATAAGGGCGCTAAGTTTGCTCGGTATGAAGATACTGAGGCGTTCTGGAGTAAGGTAGTGTTCTCAAAGGGTGTCTTTAAGGACTTTAATGGAGACCCTGAAGAAGGGGATGTCGTCCGCATTGAATAAAATCAATACTCCTAGGGAGAGAGTATGCAGTATGTGAAATCTCTTATGGTTATCCTTGCGTTCATTCTGGGACTGGCTCTAGGTGAATCTATTGAGGAAAAGAGAAATCAAGAGATTCTCCTAGAGGAGCAACGGACTCACTTAACGGAACTAAAGACTCTACAGGAAAGAAAGGATGCAACGATTAACTTACTTCTTAAAGACATGGCTACCGCTGATGTTGTGCAATCTGCTATTGATAAGCGGGTTAACCGCCTGCAGTACAACATCAATGCAGGAAACAAAGCAATCATGCAGCATACCGATAGAGCTTATGCAGAGTCAATCATCCAGTGTAGAAACCTACTGTCAGAAGGTGCAGAACTACACGGGGAAGGTGTTAAGATACTCAGAGACACCAATAGACGACTTGAAGCAATAATCAACATTCATAAAGAACAAAACTCTCCTTAGCTCAGTTGGATAGAGCATATGCCTTCTAAGCATACGGTCACAGGTTCGAATCCTGTAGGAGAGACCAAATACGCTAGTTGATTGCGCTCCTCTCACAATAAGAGAAGTGAGGAAGTCCTACAGCTCTTAGGAGGTCGGGTATCTCCCGACTAGGATGTCTACCGAAATAGATCCGAAAGGGGGCAACGGTTACCCCCACAGAAAAATACCCTAGTGGCGAAATGGTATACGCAACTGAATTAGAATCAGTGGAGAAGCAAGGCTCGTGAGGGTTCGATTCCCTCCTAGGGCACCATTTATTTTTTAAGAGAGGCTATTATGCAGACTCAGAAGGAACTTGATCGCATGGAATCTGATTGGGAAGCTCGTTGGGAAGACGAGTATCAGGAATATCTTGAGTCCATTGATGAAGAAGACGACGAGGATGAAGACGACGACTATGATGAGGAAGATAATGACTACTAAAGTTGGATCTAGTGAAGCCCTTTGCATCTGCCATCAGGATAATCTCTATACGTTCGTCCTTAGGTATCCTAGGATGATCCATAGTGAATTCATGACTCACAGGGTCTTCAGTCGCAATGCCAGTAGCTCCCGTGCTATCCCTGTAGCTAAGGTTATTGAACAGGTGCGAAATGACCCATTTATCCCTTCTCACGTCTACATGAATCAATCTGGCATGGTTGGTACTGTTGAGGCTTCTGAGGATACCTATGAGTCTTTTAAGGGTCTTTGGCTTAAAGCTGTAGACAATGCAGTAGCTGTTGCGGAATCCATGGTTGATCTTGGTGTCCATAAGCAACACGTCAATAGAATCCTTGAACCCTTCCAGTACATTAACGTGATTGTTACTGCTACTGAATGGGATAACTTTCTGCATCTTAGGCTTGCCAGTGACGCACAGCCTGAGATGCAGGATCTTGCAAGGGCCATTAAGGGTGAGATGGACAAGGTAGGCAATAATATCATTAGTGTCTACCATATTTGTGGGAAGTATGTTAGTCTTCCCTTTATCACTCAAGAGGAAGTTGATGATCATTGCATGAACTCGTTTAGTTCTTCTGAAGTCCTCATTAATGATCTCATGCTTATTTCCTCGGCACGTTGTGCGAGAGTGTCTTACAACAACCATGACGGCTCTTGTCCTGACGAACACAAGGACAAGAAGCTGGCACGAAGGCTCCTTGACGCAGGCCATATGTCACCCATGGAGCACCCCTGTATTTGGGCAGGAGACATGCGGTATCATAGAAACCTGTACGGTTGGGAGAGCCTTCGTTGTAAATTTGGCTATTAAAAGATGAATCAAGAGAGTACATTCCTTTATCATGAACCTTGTCCTAAATGTGGCTCTTCTGACGCCTGTGGGGTCTTTAGTGATGGCCATAGGTATTGTTATTCTTGTAATACTTATTTTAGACCTGATGGGTCTGTAAAGAGTGAGGGGGTTAGAGTGTCTAAGGGGTGTATTCCTTTTGAAGATCTTGAGGAGGTTTCCCTTACTAAGCGTTGTATTGGTAAAGATACTTGTTCTAAATTCAAGTATTTTTCTACTGTTTACAAAGGGAAGCCCTGCCAAGTAGCGTGTTACTATGACGATTCGGGGAACCTTGTGGGGCAGAAGCTAAGGTTCCCCGATAAGTCCTTTGCTGTCCTTGGGAATATCTCTAATAGGCTTTATGGTTCCCAATTGTGGGCTGGTGGCAAGAAGATCGTCATTACTGAAGGTGAGATTGATTGTCTTACTGTGAGTCAACTTCAGGGTAACAAGTGGCCTGTCGTGAGTATCCCCAATGGGGCACAAGCGGCAAAGAAGGCTATTGAGTCAAACCTTGAGTATTTAGAAAATTTCGAAGAAGTCATCCTAATGTTTGACATGGATGATCCGGGTAGAAAAGCAAGTGAAGAGTGTGCAAAGATCCTGCCTGCAGGTAAGGCATATATTGCTAATCTTCCTTGTAAGGATCCTAATGAGTGTCTTAGTGAAGGTAAGGGGTCTGAAGTTCTTCAAGCTGTATGGAATGCAAAGCCGTATAGGCCCGACGGAATTGTTTCAGGTACCGATCTCTACGAGAAGTGCGTAACCGACATTGATGATCTTAAGGATTCTGTGGAGTACCCTTGGAAGGCACTTCAAGAGAAAACTAAAGGAGCTAGACATGGCGAATTGTATGTCTTCACAAGTGGTAGTGGTATGGGTAAATCCACAATCCTCAGAGAACTCGAATACTACTTTGGTGTTCAGCGTGGAGAACTTTGCGGAATTGTTGCTCTTGAAGAGTCTACTCGAAAAACTGGGATGGAGCTCATGTCAATTCACCTCAATAAGCGACTCATACTCGACCCTGAGGGTACAGATGAAGATGAACGAAGCCGAGCTTTTGCGGAGACTATTGGAAACGGAAACTTCTTCCTGTACGACCACTTTGGGTCTCTTGATTCAGGCAATCTGCTTAGTAAGCTCAGGTATATGATTGTGTCTCTCGGCTGTAAGCGTATCTTCCTTGACCATATCTCCATTGTGGTCTCTGGTATGGACACTGATGAGGATGGTGGTGAACGTAAAGCCATTGACAAACTCATGACAAACCTTCGTTCTCTCGTGGAAGAGACTGGAGCTACCATGTTTGTAGTGTCTCATCTTAAGCGTCCTGAGAAAAAGGGACACGAAGAGGGGGCACAGGTGTCCTTGAGTCAACTTAGAGGGTCTGGGGCTATTGCACAGCTTTCTGATATGGTGATCGGCCTTGAGAGAAACCAACAAGGTGACAATCCTAATGTGTTGACTCTCAGAGTCCTTAAGAATCGCTTTAGTGGTGACACTGGTATCAGTGGATACCTTTACTACGATCAGGACACTGGTAGGCTCTCTGACTATGAGGCAGACACTGAGTGTCCCTTTGATGAAGAATCGGAGTTCTAATGATTTATTACAATGAGTTTGATGAGCCTACGGCTTGGTGGCTAAAAGGTCTTAGTGATAACGGTGTTATTCCTAAAGGGTTTGTAGATACTAGATCAATTGTTGAAGTAGACCCTGACGAGCTTAAGCAGTACACCCAGTGCCATTTCTTTGCTGGGATTGGTGGTTGGGCTTATGCTCTTATGTTGGCTAATGTTAGAGAAGACGTTAGTGTTTACACAGGCTCTTGTCCTTGTCAACCTTATTCGGTAGCAGGTAAGAAAAAGGGAAACGAGGATGATAGGAACTTGTGGCCTTACTTTTATAGGATTATTAATGAAAACAAACCTTCAGTCGTTATTGGAGAACAGGTTGCGACAGCAATTAAGTTTGGTTGGCTCGACCAAGTTGAAAATGACTTGGAAGCATCAGGATACTCCACAGGGTCGGCGGTACTTACAGCTAGCATGCTCGGTGCGCCCCATACAAGACGCAGACTTTACTGGGGGAGGGGTTCGTACAGAAGTTTTGGGGGACACCCACAGTTTCGGATGCACACGGGGGATGTCGGTGGGCATTGAAGGAGGGTGCTCTGGACAACTTCAATCACACGATAAAGAACGAGTATCTAGCGGCAAACACTTTTGGGAACACGGAACTTGGCAAAAAGGCACAAATGGGGTCGCCCTTATGTTTGAACCCAGAGATTTCCCGTTGGTTAATGGGGTTCCCAATCGAATTCTCAAATATCGTGGATATGGTAATGCAATCGTACCGCAAGTAGGGGCTTTGTTTACTAGAGCACTCCTTGGTATTTAAACTCAGACACTTCTAGCAAGGCTATTTAAGGAATAGAAAATGCTGACAATTAAAGACAAATATATTGTATTCGATATTGAAACTGATGGGTTGCTTGATACGACCAAGAGGTTTTGGTGTGGTTGGCTGTACGACTCCTACACTGATTTGTACACTGGCTACACTGATCTTGATGAGTTCTTTGATGCCCTGAATAAGTATGGTACTAGTGGGTACAGCATCGTTGGTCACAATATCTGCAAATTCGACATCCCTGCTCTTAAGAAGCTCAAGGGGGAGAGGTTTGCATTTGATGTTCGAGATGTCTGTATTGACACTCTTGTACTTGCTCGTTTGATCTACTCGAATATCAAGGACACTGACGTTGGTCTTATGCGTTCTGGTAGGCTCCCTAAGGCTCTCTATGGTTCCCACAGCTTGAAGGCTTATGGTTACCGTATGGGTGAACTGAAGGGAACCTATGGCGAACATGAGGGTGCTTGGGACAAGTTTACTCATGAGATGTATGAGTACAACAAGCAGGACGTTGTGGTTACCCTTAAGTTGTTCCAGAAGCTGATGGCCAAGGGTTACCCCCTTAAGGCAATCCAGCTTGAGCATGACATTGCTTGGGTGATGGCTAAGCAGGAACGCAATGGGTTTGTCTTTGATAAAGATCAAGCAACCAAACTCTATTCCGAATTGGCAGGTAAGCGACAGGTTCTTTATGAGAACCTTGTTTCCAAAGGTGGGTCTTGGACTGTCTATAAGGGAGACAAGATCTATAAGCGAGATAACGCTAAGCGTGGCATTAAGGCGGGTGTCCCTTATCCTCAGTATGAAGAGGTTACCTTTAACCCCAATAGTCGCCAACACATTGCCAAGGTTCTCATGGATCGAGGCTGGGAGCCTACTGAAATGACTCCTACAGGTGCCCCTAAGGTTGATGAAGAGACTCTGAAGACTGCTAAGGGTATTGATCTTACTGAGGACATCTTGGAGTATTTGCTTATTAACAAGCGTATTGCACAGCTTGCTGAGGGTGACAATGCGTGGCTAAAGTTGATGAAGGATGATCCTGATGGTTACACTCGCATTCACGGTTCTGTTAATCCTAATGGGGCTGTCACTGGTCGTGCAACTCATGCTTATCCTAATGTTGCACAGGTACCTGCAGGGAGATCTCCCTATGGGGAGGAATGTAGGTCTCTTTTTAGAGTACCTACTGGATGGTATGAAGCGGGCATCGACGCTTCAGGTCTTGAGCTTAGGTGCTTTGCACATTTTCTCTATCCTTATGACCATGGAGAATACGTGAATGAGATCTTGAATGGTGACATTCATACCCATAACCAGAAGATGGCAGGGTTGCCTACAAGAGACAACGCCAAGACATTTATTTATGGCTTCCTTTGATAGGAGGAAGTAAAAGGCATTGAAAACGGTAGACGAACTCTATGAGTCAATACCGTGCTAAACTTTTAGATAGGAAATAAGATGGCTAATAGGTCAAACCACGCTAAATATACTGAAGATTCCCAATATAAATATGGGATTGGTTTCTTTAGGCGAGAAGGAGCTAAGATTAAAGAAACTGTCAGATATTGTGAGCGTTGTGGTAAAGACCTAAAGAACGCAGGACGTTATTCTTGGGTAGTCCATCACAAGGATCACAATAGAAAGAATAATACTCTAGAAAACTATGAGTTGCTTTGTAAGGCATGCCACCAAAAGGAGCATGATTGTCATAAGAAGCTCAATGTTAAAGAGTGGATTAGAACTTGTTGGTTCTGTGGTGAGTCTTTTGCTACCAAGGCACACAATAAAGAATTCTGTCCTGAGTGTAGAAAAATTTGGAGAAACAGCTTCAAAGGAAACTACACAAGAGAAGAAGCAAAGCCTCTTATTCTAGCTAGAAGGAAGTGTAACGACTATCCCGAAAGGGAGTAGAACCAAGCGGTTCGAAGCGGTGCCTCTCTAGAAATAGAGAATGAGATAGTCTACTCTCATAGGCGACTATGAGCAGGGTTTTATCCCGGGTTAGGATTAGCGACCCTAACTGAATGCAAGGTATGGAGCAGGCGATGCCAAGATTGGCGAGATCGTTGGTGGATCTTCGGCTGATGGTAAGCGCCTAAAGGAGAAATTCTTTCAGTCTGTCCCTGCTATTAAGCAACTTCGACAAGACATCGAGAGAACTCTCATTACGTCCTCTGAGTGGGTCGGAGGTGTCAATAAGGTAACTTGGAGGAAACGTGTTCACCCTGATAACAGCAATCTTAGTATTACTCATAGTATTCTTGGGCTTGATCGCAGGGTTGTTTATGTGCGAAGCCCTCACTCGGCTTTGAATACCCTTCTTCAGTCTGCAGGTGCTCTCATTTGTAAGAAGTGGGTATGTCTTGTTGAGGAGAATATGCGTAAAGCAGGCTACAAGCATGGTTGGGACGGTGATTTTGCCATGATGGCGTGGCTCCATGATGAGGTACAGGTTGCCTGTCGCACAAGGGAAATCGCAGAAGACTGTGTGCGAATTGCTCAGGAGTCTATGAGGCAAACTCAGGAGTTCTTTAAGTTTAACTGCCAGTTGGACACTGAGGGTAAAATTGGTACCAACTGGTTCGATTGTCATTAAGGAGTAGCTTATGATTCGTAGACCTATGACTGTTGAAGAGATTGAAAAGATTCTTAAGAAGAATGAACCTAAGGAGGTAATGGCTTTGTGTAAGAACCCTAAAAAGGGCACTGTTGACATTAAGTGGCTCTATAAGACGGATCCTGTTTTTGGGACTGCAGGTGGTGCCGAAGTTCGATTGAATGGTAAACTGCTGTTTATGCACATCCCAAATCCCTGTAAACTCTATGAAGACTGGACTGACAAAGAAATCTTTTATGAGATTCTTGAACGTCTTGGCTATGAAGTTGATTGGGAAGAAGAGAGTGTTTACTATGAGGGGCCTCAGAAAGAAAATGAATAAGTATATTAGTTTTCTTAAGTATATTGAACAGAACAATCCGAAATTTCAGGCGGACTTCTGTCGTGAGAATGCCAAGCTGATTGCTGAGGCGGCATCTAGGGGGCACATTACTTGCCTTAATTACTACAGTGAAGCTACTAATTATTGGAAGCTCACCTGTAAGGCATACGCTATTCTTAAGGCTTGTGAATAATGAGATATGCTTTTGTAGACGGTGATATTATAGCCTTTAAGGCGTCCTCAGCTGTCCAGAAGGATATCGACTGGGGGGATGGTCTTTGGACTTGTCATGCTGAAGTAGATGACGCATGGGATTACTTTACCGACATGCTTATTGCTATTGATGAGAAGCTGAATAAGCATTTTGTTGGTGAAGAGATTACCTATGTATTCTGTTTATCCGATGAGGATAACTTTAGGAAAGTCTATAATCCTGACTATAAGTCCAATAGGCGATCTAATCGTAAACCTTGTTGTTACAAAGGTCTTGTAGACAAGATTAAAGAAACCTACATTTCTCATACAGTCAAGTACCTTGAAGCTGATGATGTTGTGGGTATCTACTGCACTAGTCCTGTCTATAAAGATATTTGTGTCGCAGTGTCTATGGACAAGGATTTCAAGACAATCCCCGGTTACTTCTATGATTTCGGTAATGATGTCTTGCATAACATCACTGAGAAAGACTCCAAGAAATGGCTGTGCTATCAGACCCTAGTAGGGGACGTTACAGACGGCTATAAGGGGTGTCCCACTTATGGCCCTGTGAAAGCCAATAAGCTCCTTAATGGACATCCTGATTCTGAATGGTGGTCTGAGGTCTTGAAAGCATTCAAGTCTCAGGGTCTTACTGAAGAGGATGCCATTAGAGAGGCAACTATGGCTAGAATCTTGCGCTATGAAGATTACCCTTTAGGTGAATCTGAGGGCCTACCAAAGAAGTACAACCCTTTTTAATCAATACTAATACCCCTAGGGCTATTTTTAATTAAATCAATAGTCCTAGGTAGGAGGAAGACATGAACAAAGAAGAAAACAACGTTGTTGAGGAAGAAGAGTTCCCTTATGTTCCTAAGGATCTCATTGAGAGACTTGAGGATATCTTTGACATTCGAAAGATGATTTGGTATGAAAAGAGTAATGAGACTCTTCTAGGTATTCAACAGGTTGTTACCTACCTTAGAAATAAATACGATAAACAGAATGGAGATAACTGATGGGTGGACTCTTTAGTAAGCCTAAGGTTCCTGAGGTTAAGGTTCAGGCTCCTGCCATTGAGCAACCTGTGCTCGAACCTGAGGCTCCTGAAATGGGTGCTGAAGAAACTGCGGAACACAAGAAGAACAAGGGCAAGAAGGCCCTGAGGATTGAACATGTGGGTTCTGGCAGAGGGACTAACATCCCTAAGTAACGTGTCTAGGATTGGTGTCTTGCAACCTAATGATGGAGACATCCTAGAACAGATCATCGACAAGGGTGCGAAGATCATCAAAGATGACCCTGACTCCCTCCCTTTCATTAAGAAATATGCTGACGTAAAGGTAGTGCGTAAGTTTCTTAAGGGTGTCATTAGTGGTGAATTTGAAGACTTCATCATTCTTGTTTTCTATAACAAAGAAAATGCTCTCTCGGGTGCATCCCTAGTGTCTAGGGGGAGACCTTGGTATGCACCTGAGGGAGTAACTTTTCTAAATGAAGAGTGCACTGTAGCTTTCCAAAAGGGTTTGGGGTTGTCTAGAGCAATGGCTTATGCTCTTGAAAATAGAGCGTGTACTAACGTAAGACTGCTGGCCTTCTCTAATGCTAATACGCTCAACAACAAGATGTTGGAAAATACCTATGAGAAACACTTGGGTTACTCTTCGTACAAAACTTTTTACAAGGAAATTTAATGGGATTTTTTAGTAAGGTCACTAAGCCTTTCAAGAAGGCTGTCCACAAGATTACTGGTAGAGGTAACAGTGGACAGGGTGCCCCTGAGGCTCCTACGCCTGCTCCTGAGCTTGAACTTACGAACCCTGAGGGTGAAGCTGAGAAGAAGGAAGAAACTGAGAAGGTTCAGCTTCGTAAGGGTAAGAAGGGTCTTAGAATTAAGAAGGCAGGGAATGCTGAGGTGTCTGCAGGTGCAGGCCGCAATCTAGTTTAACATGAGGGATATGTGGTATGGCTAGCACTGAACATCAGGCAGGCAATATCCCTCTTGAAGGAGCTAAGACGACCTATGACAAGCTCACGACAGACAGAGACCCGTACACACAGAGAGCAGAGAAGTGCGCAACCTACACGATCCCTATGCTCTTTCCTAAGGAGTCTGATGATGGTGGTACTAACTATTCCACTCCTTACAATTCTGTGGGTGCTAGGGGTCTTAATAATCTTGCCTCTAAACTTCTTCTTTCTCTGTTGCCTCCTAATCAACCTTTCTTTAGACTGGGGTTGGACGCGGAGTCGACTGTAGCTCTTAATGAGTCTGCTGACGACCAGCTGAAGGACAATATCGAATACGGTTTGTCCATGATGGAACAGCAGATGATTAAGTACATGGAGTCTCAGTCTCTTAGACCGACTCTGTTTGAAGCCATTAAGCAACTTATCATTGCAGGCAATGCACTTCTGTTCCTGCCTCCTGCTGAAGGTGGTATGAGGTGCTATACTCTTCGTGAGTACGCTGTTCAGAGAGACACTATTGGCAATGTCCTTCAGATTGTTGCTAAGGACACTGTTTCCCGTGGTAGTCTTCCTGATTCCATGCAGTCTGTTCTCCCTGATTCTGGTGAACCGACTATCAACGAAAAGGTAGACATCTATACTCACATTTACCGTGTGGCTAGTGGAGATACCTATCAGTGGGAATCCTATCAGGAGATTGAGGGTGAACCTGTTGCGGGTAGTGAGCAGACTTATCCTGCAAACAAGAGTCCTTGGATTCCCCTTAGATTCAATAAGAAGGACGGTGAACACTACGGTAGATCCTTTGTTGAGGATTATCTAGGCGACCTTATCTCCCTTGAGAATCTCTCTAAGAGCATTGTGGATATCTCCATGATTGCCTCTAAGGTTCTCTACCTCGTGTCTCCTGCTTGTCAGACGAACATCAGGGCTTTGGCTAAGGCAGAGAACGGTTCCTTTGTTAGGGGCCGTATGGAGGACGTTGTTCCCATGCAACTCAATAAGAGCATGGACATGCAGACGGTACTCACTACTGCTCAACAGATTGAGTCTCGTTTGTCTTATGCGTTCCTCTTGAACTCTGCAGTCCAGAGTGGTGCTGTGGGTAGAGACAGAGTTACCGCAGAAGAGATTAGGTACGTTGCAGGTGAACTTGAGGATACCCTAGGTGGTGTCTATTCTCTCCTGTCTCAGGAGCTACAGCTTCCTCTTGTTGCCTGTGTCTACAATCAGATGCAATCTCAGGGTTTGCTCCCTGTGGTTGACGAGAGTATTGCAGAGATTGAACCTACCATCATCACGGGTATTGATGCCCTTGGTCGAGGACAGGATCTTAACAATCTAGCTCAGGCTTTGCAGTTGATGCAACAGTTCCCTGAGTTTATGCAGGCTCTTAATGTCGGCAATCTTGCTACTAGGATCTTTGCGGCGGCTCATATTGATGCTACGGGTCTAGTGAAGACTCCTGAGGAACTTCAGGCAGAACAACAGGCCGCTATGGAACAGTATGCCCAGCAACAGGGTATTGACGCAGGTGCACAGATGGCTGTCAATGAAGCACAGCATGCACCTGAATAACTAAAGGATAACTAATGACTGACTTTAATGCACCTCAGTCTCTCACTGAGGAGGCTGAAGCACAGGGTATCGAAATCATGGAGTCTTCTACGACTCAGGTTGAGGTTGACCCTGATATTGGAGACCCCCTTCTTCAGAACGAAAAGTCGGGGGAAGAACGTAATGAAGAACAAGCTAATGGAACTGAAGGTCACGCTGATGATGTGGCTGTTCATGATCGAAATGAAGATCAAGAGAATCTTCAAGAAGAAGTAGACAAGCACGAAAAGGCTATTGATGCCGTGAAGACCTCCCTTAAGGCAAAGGGTGTTGACTTCAATAAGGCTGTCCGAGAATATCAGGAGCATGGCAAGCTCTCCGATGAAACCATTGCTGAACTTGAGAAGACAGGCTATCCTTCTGAAGTTATCGAGGGTTTCATTGAGAGTCGAAAGGCTCTTGAATCTCGCTTCACTGAAGCTGTTTATGATTCCGTAGGGGGTACTAAGGAGTACAATCGTATTGTTGATTGGGCATCCAAGAATCTCCCTCAGAAGACGATTGACTCCTTTAACAGGGCAATCGACAACAATAATCTGGAAGCTGTCTCCCTCATGCTTGAAGGCATGAAGTCTAAGATGACTTCCAAGATGGGTACCGCTAATAAGTCTATTCATGGTGGTACGGCCACTCCTGTGAATCGTCCTAAGGGGTTTGCAAACAAATCTGAAGTGATCGAGGCTATGAGCGATAAGCGCTATGGCAGGGATCCTGAATACACCCGACAGGTCGAACAGAGAATGTGGGCCACTAGTGTTTAATTTTATCTATAACAACAAATCTTATATACTTTAAAAGGAAAATAATTAAAAATGGCTGCTCTTGCTGCTACTGGTATTTCCAATCCTGGTCAGGCTCTCTCTGCGGGCGATCGTGATGCACTCTTTATGAAGGTCTTCACGGGTGAAGTTCTGACTGCTTTTGCTCGCACCTCCGTTATGATGTCTCGTCATCAGGTTCGTACTATCTCTCAGGGTAAATCGGCTTCGTTCGCTGTGATGGGACGTACCCGTGCTAAGTATCTTGCTCCGGGTAACTCCCTTGATGACCAGCGTAAGAATATGGAGCACAATGAACGTGTCATCGCCATTGACGGTCTCCTTACGGCTGACTGCCTTATCACGGATATCGACGATGCGATGAACCATTACGACGTTCGAGTTGAGTATTCCCGTCAGCTTGGTGAAGCTCTCGCTATGGGCGCTGACTGTGCTATTATCAATGAGCTTGCCAATGAGGCCGCTAAGGACGCTAAGTTCAAGGATGGTAACATTCCTGAAACGGGTTCGGGTGCCGACAAGGTTCTCGGTACGGGTAAGGCCTTTGAGTTTGTTACGGGTCTTGATGTTACGCAGGAAGCTACGTATGGCAATAAGATCCTTGAGGGTCTCCTTGCGGCTCGTGCTCAGATGACGAAGAACTACGTCCCGCAGGGTGACCGCTATTGCCTTCTCACGCCTGAGGGCTACTCTGCTGTCATGAAGGCTCTTATGCCTGATGCGGCTAACTATCATGCCCTCTTTGATCCGAACACGGGCAAGCTCCAGACGATTTGCGGCTTTGAAGTCATTGAAGTTCCGCACCTCCTGAATGATGGTATTGATGGCAAGCATGCTCTTAACTCTAAGATCGAGACTGCGGGTCTTCAGGGCATTGTCTTCCATCGTTCCGCTGTTGGTACGGTGAAGCTCAAGGATCTCGCTATGGAACGTGCTCGTCGAGCTGAATATCAGGCTGACCAGATCATTGCCAAGTACGCGATAAACTAACCTGTCGCGTAATCTTTTCTAAATAACGGGAAACTCTTTTTAGACAACCCGATTGAAGCCAAATAACTCATAAAACAGTATAGGTGTATACAGAGATGAGTAACTATAATGAAACTCTAAATAAATATGTTGCGGGGTTCGTAGATGCAGACGGAGCCCTTAGTTTTTACTTTAATAAGACTGTAGACGGTCATTTTCGTATATGTCTACAGTTTTCAATTGTTCAGATCGACAATAGAGGGAGAGGCTTTAAGCTCCTTCAAGATCTAAGAGATGCCTACGCTGTAGGGAGCATCCACAATATAGAAGTTAAGAATCAAAAGTGTTGGCGGGTGTCGAGTAAGAATGACTTAGAAAAGTTCTTGCCGCACATCATCAAACACATGGTGATTAAAGGAAAGCATTTCCAAAGAATGCTTGATAAACGTAGAGAACTTTCAGGAGTTAATCTCACCCAAGAGCAGGTGGATGAGCTTAGAAAGTTTGCTAAAGAATCTAGGGCTGATACAGGCCCAACTAGATACAAAAAGAATGCTAGCCCTGCATGGTTAGCAGGATACATTGATGGTGATGGATATCTAAGGTGTTCCGATAGAGAACACTGGCTTAAGATCCATGTACAAAAATCTGATGTATGTTCTGTAGAGCTAATCCAAAACACCTATGGCGGTAAGATCTACAAGACAACAAAAGAAAATATTAAAGAGTTTAAATTAAACTTTGGTGCATCGTTCTACGGAACTGCTACTAAAGTATTAAAGGCAATCATCCCGCATCTTAGGCTTAAAAGGCATGATGCTGAGATGATCCTTTATTGGCACAAGCAACGACTAAATGAAAAGAACCCTAAGGGGTAAGTGATAGTCTAGCGGACAAGTATGTCCGTTTGGGGTCACGGCGGTCTCCGTCCTGAAGCTGTCGGTATCTTTGTCAAGACCGCTCAGAGTTAATAGATGACCATTGAAGAAGTAAAGAAGGCTTACGAGACTACTTACTTCTGTCAGGTGCACAAGTGGGGGTATCAGCTTACCACCGAGGAGGCTCAGGAATTGGGCCTCCTTAGTGCAACTGCGAAGCCTGTTAAGCCTCGAAGAACCGTCGAAAAGAATAACAACAAGGAAGAATAATGATTGTAACTCCTAGCACTGAACTTGATGCAGTAAATGAAATTTTGTCATCCGTAGGCTCTAGCCCTGTTAATTCTCTTGAGGATGATGCTAATGTGGATGTGCTGAATGCTGTAAGAATCCTTAAGGCTGTCAGTCAAGAGATCCAGTCTAGGGGTTACAGCTTTAACACTCTCACCAGTGTTACCTTGAAGCCTGACTCTTTTACTAACAAAGTTGCTTATGGTAGAGACTTCCTAAGGGCTGTCTCTACTAGCTACAAGTTCGTGAGTAGAGAAGGCTGTTTTTATGATCTTGATTCAGGGAATCTAGAGTTCCCTGAAGGCATCACTCTGGATGAACTTGTCAGGGAACTCCCTTTTGAGGAGCTTCCTCAGGTCTTCAGAAAGTATATTACTGTTAGAGCCAGTAGAGTCTTTCAGATGAGGTATCTTACCTCTGCGGACATCGACGCACATCTTCAGCTAGAGGAGAGTGCGGCTTATGCAGACATTGTAGACTATGAACTGACGGATGGTAACTATAACATCCTCAATGATGACCAGTTCATCAGTCAGCAGATTCAGAGGAGCTAAACATGCCTCTAGTATCTCAAAGCATTCACTCATTTAAAGGTGGTGTCTCTCAACAGCCTGACATCATAAGATTTCCCGATCAGGTAACTGAGCTTGTCAATGGGTTTCCTAATGAAGTTGAGGGTCTACAAAAGAGACCTCCGACTCTTGCAATCAAACGTTTGTCTGACCGTGTTGACGCTACAAAGAAGAAGTACCATGTAATCAATAGAGACGAACAGGAAAAGTACATTCTCCAGATTGGCTCTGGGGAATATCAAATCTTTGATCTTAATGGTGAGCCTAGGACGTGCAAGTTTGAAGATGATGAGTCAAAACAGTACATTACCACTAGTGACCCTAAGGGAAAACTAAAGGCAGTTACTGTTGCTGACTACACCTTTGTGCTGAACATTGAAAAGGAGGTAGACGCTGTAGAAGGCACGTCACCCTCTGGTAAAAAGGATACTGCTCTAGTGTACATCAAGAATGCCCAGTATGCTAAGACTTACGCCATTTATGTCGATGGTAAGTATATGTGCGGCGTTATTACCCCTGATGGTGGTGAGGCTAAGCAGGCTGTCCAGACTACTACTGCCTTTATTGCGAGAGCGTTGTATGCGCTTCTTAATACTGGTAAGAAACCTGACGGTGGTAATCCTGACGTTGGTGGCACCTATGATGACCTGTTGAATCAGGTCGGTGGTAGAGCCTCTATGGGTTACTCTAGGTCTAGTGCAAGCATGAGTTCCTATAACGTAGGTCTAGTTGGTGACTCTGTTATTACGATCCAGTCTAAGTCTGGGTGGGATCCTCCTAATGTCCTTGTTAAGGATGGCTTTGGTAACCAGAACGCTATTGCTTACATGGGTAAGGTTACGGCTGTTAATAAGCTCCCTCCGATTGCCCCTGAGGATTACATCATGCAGGTGTCTGGAGAGAAGAATTCCGAAGATGACGACTTCTATGTAAAGTGGGACGACAAGCATAAGGTGTGGAAAGAAACTGTAGCACCTAGGATTCCCACTAAGATCAACCCTAAGAATATGCCTCATGCTATTGTTAGGCAGGAGGATGGAAGTTTTCTTCTTAAGAAGCTCCCGTGGGTTGATAGAGGCTCTGGTAATGAAGACACTAACCCTGATCCTTCGTTTATTGGTAGGAAGATTAACGATATCTTTTTCTATCGTAATCGCCTAGGGATCATCTCTGATGAGTCCATTATACTTAGTGCAACCAACGACTTCTTTAATTTCTGGTTTAAGTCCTCTGCGGCTATTGCAGACACTGACCCTATTGATGTCTCGGTTTCCTCTAATAAGGTTGCCATTCTGACTCATGCTGTGCCATTTGCGAGAGAGCTTATGTTGTTCTCCCGTGAAGGTCAGTTTGTGTTGTCTAGTGACGGTGTCATGACTCCTAAGAGTGTCAAGTGTGACCAGATCACTAACTTTGACTATGACACGAATGTTCAACCTATCTCTATTGGCCCTTCGATCTTCTTTGTGAATGATCGAGTAAACTACTGTTCTGTGATGCGCTACTACTCCTTGCAGGACGTGGCTGACCTTAAGGATGCAGAAGACGTAGCCGCACATGTGCCTACGTACATCCCTAAGGGCATCACTAGACTCTCTGGGAACACCACAGAGAACGTAGTTACGGCTATTTCTTCTACTACACCTAATATCGTATACTGTTATAAATTTATTCTTGTTAACGCCACTAGTGAACAGCAGGCTTGGTTCAAGTGGGAATTTGCAAACAAGAATTCTGAGGTTCTTCTAGCGGAGTTTGTTGACTCAGAGATTTATATTCTTATTAACTCTCCGAGTGGGTTGTATCTAGAGAAAGCCTTGCTGACAGGCAATGCCGTTGACTTCTCTGATGAGCCTACTAGGCTCTTTATGGATCGTAAGAAGAAGTACACGATTCCTCAGTCTAATAAGTACAGTGACTATGAGGATTACACTGAGGTGTCTCTTATGGATATCTACGGTGCTATCCCATCCACTAAGGAGCATAAGTATTTCATTGTCACAAAGGACGGTTACGTTACTGAGGTTTCTGATTGGGATTCCAATGGTGTCTTTAGGATCCAAGGGGACATGAGGGGTGTTGAGGTGTTTGTGGGCCTTACCTACAAATTCTGTGTGACTCTCTCTAAGCAGGCCATTAAGAGGAATACGGATACTGGAGGTGTTATCTCTGAGATTGAGGGTAGACTACAGCTTAGGTACTTCTGGTTTAACTATAGTAAGTCTGGTGTATTTGAATGCAAGGTTGATAACGACCTTAAGGAAAAGCATTTTAAGTATAGGTTTACTGGAAGGAACCTTGGTGAATCTCCGACTATCTTGGGGGCAAACAAGGTTTACACGGGTAAGTTTAAGTTCCCAATTCAAGACAATAATGATGAAGTAGTCATTACTGTCTGCTCCGACAATGTCCAACCTATTAACCTGATTTCAGGTGGTTGGGAAGGTCTTTACATTAGAAGGAATAGTAGCGTATGAAGTTGAAACCCTTAACTCCTGAGCAGAATAACATGCTTTGTGACATCGCAATTCATGCTATGGAGAGTTGTGTCTGTAATGAAGTTGAGATCCCCATTGAACACTTTGTTTATGAAGGGGTGTATTACAGAACCTGTTTTATCCCTAAGGATGTAGCTATTATTGGAGCTTACATCAAAATCCCTACTACTGTAATTGTCAGTGGGGATTGTTATGTTACCCTAGGGAATACTGTAGGGAGGCTTAAGGGTTACAACGTCATTCAGGCTGAGGGTGGTCGTAGGCAAGCCTTTAGGGCACTTGAAGACACGCACATTACGATGTGCTTTAGGACTGATAAGGTTGACCTAAGGGAATGTGAGAAAGAGTTTACTCCTGAGTGGATGCTATTAACAACTAATAGAAAGGAATTGATTAAAGAATGAGTGGTGTCGTAATCGGTGTTGGCGCCGCTGTTGGTGCAGTAATTGGTGGTGGCAGTTCTCTACACGGTATCTCTAAGCAGAACCGTAGTATGGTGAAAGCCTTCAAGAAGCAGATGCACTACCTGCAACTAAACTATAACTACAATCAGGCGTCACTTGACAGACAAGAAAGATCAATGTACGACTCTGCACTAGGTGAGTTGTTTTCTTTGTCTCTTAACGCCTACCAGAGCAATTCACAGGTTGAAGCGGCTATTGCTGAGACAGGTCTTGACGGTAGATCTCAAGATAAGATCAAGCAGACAATTAGTGGGCAGACTCTGAGACAAGAGACGGCAACTAAGGAAGCCTACCTCAATGATGTGTGGAACGTAAGGTTCCAGAAGGACGCCCTTTACATCCAGACTAAGGCATCCGTTGAGCAAGCTAGGGATAACCTCAATAATAATCTTATTGGTGGCTCTAGAGCTTTCCAACAGTTCCTAAGTGGTGCGATCACTGGTGCCGCTATGGGTGCCGCTACTGCAGGCGTTGGTAGTGCCGTTGGTGGTGCACTTGGTGGTGCCGCTTCTTCAGCCGCCGCATCTACTGCTACAGGTGCTTCTGCAGGTATCGGAGGTGCAGGAACCCTTGCATCTACTGGTATGAGTGGTGCATCCTCTAGTGCATCTATTGCATCCAATACTGGTGGTAGCTTCCTTGGTAACGTAATGGCTAATTACCAACAGTACAAACCCTATGTTGACTTCGTACAGCAATGGGCTAACTATTACAACTCTAACATTACCCCTAGAAAACGAGGAGGTTACTTTTACTAATGGCTTATAAAAATTCAGATGGTAATTCCTCCATTGCCAATCAGTGGGGACAGTGGAGATATTTCAACTCTGCTTTGGATAAACTAGGTAATGCTAAGCCTGCTACAATTTCTATCAACGAAAATAATGTAACTATCCCAGAAGCAGACAATTGGCTTGAATGTTTTAAGGATGTAGCTAGGGCTGTTAAAGGTGGTTTTGAGGCTAAGAAGGAGTTGTCTTATAAGTTAGCCGATGATTACCTTAAGTCACATTCTCTTGAACAGTACCGTGAAGAGATGACCAAGGGTCTTGTGCCATTCCAAGATGACCCTCTTGCAATGGCTAGACTTAAAGAGTCCCATGGCCAGATGCTTTTCCAGTACATCACTGAGGACTTTCAACGAAGAGTCGACACTAATGAATTTAAGGGAAAGGCTCCTGAAGAGGTCGATGCAGAGTTCTTTAAATTCATGCGTGAGAATGTGTCTGATGTAGCAAAACAGTTTGGTTACAGCTCTGAGGATGTGTTCTTTAACAGGGGTGTCTTTGCTAACTCCCCCGCAGAACGCATCAAGATGATGACACGCCAGAAAGAAGTTGAACATAAGTTTAACGTTCAGGACATGTTCATCACCGAATCTGCCAAGGTTCATGCAATCATCCAGAACGGTGGTAATGCTGAAGCACTTGTTGGTGCACTTAGGGACATGGATCTTACCGTTGGTAGGTTCCTTGACCCAGAACATCGAAATAAGTTTTGGACTAGTGTCGTAAAGTCTCTTGAGAATAGTCCTGAAGGTTTCTTTAATCTACAGCAACTTGCAGACTATAAGGATCTACCGTTTGCTAATGGCGTAACCCTTAGGGAATATCTTGGTGAAGATGGGTATAAGACTTCCCTTATTAAGGCTTATAATTACAGATACAAGAGAGACACAAAGGCATACCTTGACTATCAGAATGGCCTTGATAATCTAGCAAATAGTGGAGAGCTTTCTGTGCTTGAGGCCATTAGAGACAGTGAACTGGAAGCTAATGGCAACATCCTTACGGACAGAGTAAAGGACATCGAAAAGTCTGTAGACAGGGCTAGAGAAGTCCAAAGAAGTGCCTTGAGATCCACTGCTGTAAAGGCTCAACAGGAACAAAAGGCTCTTATCAAGCAAAACCTAGCTAAGAAGTTTCTAAAGGACGCATCGCTTGGAAAGGAGCTTAAGAGTAGCGACTCTTCTGATCTCTCTTCAGACGATCTAAATGTTGCCTTTGACGCTATGATTGAGAGTGGTGAGCTAACTACTGAGGGTGCACTCGCAATTGCAAAGAACTCTTCTGTCCCCTTTAGGGACAACCCTGCAAGACGTTATTTCAAGGACAAGGCTGAAGCGGCTAGTGAGAAGCTGACGGGTATTACGGCTGACTATCTCAATAGTGGGATGAAGACCGAGACTATTCCTAAGGAGCCCCCTGAGGAGATCACTCAGATGATTGAGCTGTACCGTACTGATCCTCAGTCTTTCTTGTATGCCACTGGTAGCACTAAGGGTTTCACTGAATCTATCCATGGTGCTATTCTTCTAATGGAAGGGGGTAGGTCTTGGGAAGATGTTGTAAAGAGAACTGCAGGCTTTGAAAAACTCAAGGCTGACTCCAAGGGAAGAGCAAAGATTGAGGGTCTTAGAATCAAGGTTAACACTGGTGTAACTGAGATCTCTAAGGTTATTGGTACCGAGATTGACCAAACAGGCAAGGACTTCATTTACAACATGGCTTGTAGATTTGTAGGCTCTGGTGAGTCTCCTAGTAGAGCCATAGAGTTGGCTAAGGATGTCTACCGAAATCAGTACGTGACCCTCCTAGGAACTAGTGTCCCTGCTAGAGTGTTCACCTCTAGAGCTTACGGCAATGCTGATCCTAAGATGGCTAAGGAGCTCTTTAGAGAGGAGTTTGACTATGGGGATGACTCCAAGTATTCTGTAGATTACAACGAAGAGGCTGGAAGACTTGTTGTGTATGAGAAGGGGACGTATAACTACGTCAAGTCTTATACGACTGAGGACATCCAACGTACTCTTGACAAGGCCGCTGAAAGAAAGGCTAAGGAGCTTGAAAAGGAAATGAATGCAACTGTCTTTGATAGACTTTCTAAACTAAATAGTGGAACTGACTAATGAATCCTAGACGTAGTGCTTGGGGTGACTTCGAGAATACGGAGCATCCCTATGATAGTATCATTAAGGATACTGCTGAGAGATACGGTTTGAACCATTCTCTATTCAGACGACAACTGTATCAAGAATCACGATTTAACCCTAACGCTGTGTCTCGTGCAGGTGCTATGGGTGTTGGTCAGATCATGCCTAAAACTGCAAAGGCTTATGGTGTGACCGACCTTAGCACCCTTAAGGATCCCTTCTTTAACATCGACCTTGCAGGTCGTATTATGAAGGATAACCTTAAGTATGCTAAGGGCAATCAGTATGCGGCATTGGCTATGTACAATGGTGGTACTGCCGCAATGAAGAACTACCTTAAGGGGGACTATAAAAATCTCCCTAAGGAAACTTGGAATTACATTGACATCATTGGTGATGATGACAGGTGGGGGGAACAGAAGGTAAATGAACCTGTCCCCACCGTTAATCCGAGTGAGCCACCTAAGCAGGAGCCTCTTGAGAAATCCTTGGATCCTTCTGAGGAATCCTTGATTGACAGGGAGCCTGTATTTACTAACCTTGATTTGCCTGAGGCATCTAAGGAGATCAAGCCTTTTATCAATGATCCTGTTGATGAGGATGCTGTAAGGGCGGCTCTTGCTAATACTACTAGGAGCAGGCTCATCGGCATCAGTTTTCGCTCAAAGCGTTGGGCTGACAATCGTTATGTCTATGACCCTTCTCAGGATACATCGGATGAGCCTCAGGTTGGCTTTGCGGGCGGCTTGAAGCACGGTTATGTCCCTACATACCTTAGGATGTCCTTTGCTGACGGAAGTATCTTTGGTGAGCAGTTTTCCCCTTCGGATGAACAAAGAGGGGAAATCCTAGGAAAGGTAGGGTACAACATGGATAGGTACTATGCTGTACTCAATGGTGCTACTTCGATGGAGGATGTCGAAGAAAGACTTAAGATCAATGAGGAAGTAATCAAGTATAGACAGGCTGAAGCTAAAGCCGGTTGGTTCTCTTCGATTACTTCTTCTATTGGTAGCGCTGTTGTAGATCCTTTGTCTTATGTCCCCGCACTTGGTGCGTACGGTATGGCAGGTAGGGTGCTCACAGGTGCCGCTTTGGGCGCTGTGTCTAATCAGATTGACACCTATGTGTCTGGTGCAGAACATGACATCATGGAAGACATGCTTGTTGGTGCCATGTTTGGTGCAGGTATTGAGTTTGCATTCAAGGGCCTAGGCAAGGGAGGTCATTATGTGGGGGACACTGCACGAAGAGCTAGTATCATCAGGGAATATCAGGAGGCAGGTAAGGATCTTCCCTCTGAGGTCTTTGATGGTATTGGAGGTTCCACTAAGGTCGCTACGTCCTTGAACAATCTTCTTGACAACATCGAACGCAGAGTTCCCCTTGTGTCTACTAAGGGTGTCTTTCAGGCTCTTGAGTCTGCTAACTTTAGAAAGTTTTGTGAGTCTGTCTTTGTGGACCGTGGTTCTGGTTATGTGGATGAGAACGGTGTTCACTATGCAACGAGGTTCCAAGGGCAGACCGTAGAGGAGAAACTTAGAGCCGCTCAGATTGACTTTGAGAACTTTGAGTCAGGCTATAGAGAGAGTTTCAACAATCTCAGAAAGCTGGGACATGCTGATGCGGAAATCAATCTAGCTATTTGTCAGGCTATTGAGAATGGTGTAACCCCTTCCAAGTTTGTAGGTAATGAAGAGTTCAGTAAGATCGTAGAGTCTACTAAGGATTTCCTTCAGAAAACCTCTAAGGTTGGCCAGAGAGGTGGCTATGTCCCCAGAGTAAGTGACCCTAGAAAGGTTGGTGATCTCTTTGACCCTAATCTCCCTAGAGGCCCTCAGGTAGAGAGACTTGTTGATGAGCTTTCTCAAGCTCTTGTTGATGGTGCAGTCTCTAATCCTGAAGTAAGACAGCGAATCATTGACTACTACAAGAAGAATGTCTACGCTAAGCTCAAGGCTGAAAGAGAAGCACAGATTGCCGAGCAAGACAAGAAAAAGGACATCAAGTACCAAAAGGTAGCTAAGGCTTCCAATAAGATTATTTCTGACAAGGCCGCTAAAGCCTCAAGAAGTATTGAGCGTATCCAAGAAAGAGGTGACGTTAGAGGTGACAATCTAGCTGATAGGTACAATGAGCTAGAACCTGCCTACAATAAGGCTAAGAACAAGATCTATGAGGATATCTCTAATGATCTTGATAAGGCTGAAGCTGACTATGACAAGGCTGTTAAGGAAGCTAAGGCTAAATCTGAGAAGAAAACCAAAGAGCTAGAGAAAGAGTACACTAAACTTGATAAGTCCTCTGATGCCGACATTGATGCCGAAATCAACAAAAAGATTGAGAGCCTTAGAAAAGAAGCTGAACAAAAGAAAGAATTGGCTAAGGCTAAGGCTGAGACCGAAGGGCAAGCTAATGCCGCACAGAAGAGGTACGACAAGTACGTAAGCACTACCCTTGTAGAGAGAGCTAAGAAACTTAAAGAGAACGCTCTTAAGGCTAGAGAAGCTAAGAAGGAAGCTCTCCTTGATGCCATCGAAGCAGAAGAGCAGAGACTTAAGAATACCTTAGAAAACAAGAAGAAATCCTACGAATCTAGAGTAGAGGGTATCCAGAAGAGAGAATCCGAGAGACTTAAGGAACTTGAGGAGAAACTCGTCAAGGATAGAGACTCTATTATCGAGAAGATCGAGGCTGTAGAGAAAGAAACTGCAGATAAGATTAAAGCTAAGGAACGAGAGGTTAGTGAAGTCCAGAGGCAACAACACAAGGCTCAGGACATGGTTAGACAGGAGAAGTTTGAGGATAATCTTGAGCCTCTACCTGATGAGCCTGATTGGGTAGATGTGCTTGAGTGGATGCAGAAAGAAGCTAGGGATGATGCTCTTGGTTGGATCGACCAAGGTACTTCCATGGGTAGGGCTATCATCACTGATGGTAACATTGCAAACATCAAGTACGACCCTGAGGTGACTAGAATCCCTTGGGATACCTCTGTTGCTACCCGTAGTGGGTTGTCTATTGACAAGCTACGTAGGGATCCTCTTGAGGCTGTCCGTATGCACCATAACAAGGTTATTGGTGACAATATCCTCCTTAGTTACGGGTGTGAGAACTTGGGTGACTTTGAGAGCATGTTGGGTAAGATGTGGGCTGAGGAGGTTAATTCTACCGTAGGTGGTAGAGTTGACGCTAAGAAGTTTGCACAAGCTCAGGAACAACTTATCAACATGATCTACAACAAGCACCATAGCATGTCTGATGTTAATAGCTCTTGGCTTGATGCTATGGCGGATGTCATCAGAAACCTTACGTTCTTCTCTAAGAATGCCCTGATGGGTGTGGCTAATCTCTTTGAACAGGGTGAAGCTATTAAACACTATGGTGCTCTGCATTTCTTTAAGGGTGTCCCTCTTGTTAGAGAGCTTTTTGATAACTGGGCTAATAACGGCATGACCAATGCAGAGATTAGACAGGCTCAGTCTCTTATATTTGGTATGTCCGTAAGAGAGACTGGTCTACTTAGAGACATTGCTACGGAATCCTTTGAGAAGCAACTACGTAGGTTCAATGGCGATAAGGCTAAGTCTATTCTTGTTGCGGCGACAGATACTCTAGCTCAGGCTTCTCCGTTTACTAAGTTCATTCAGAATACTGAGAACTCTATTGTAGAGGCTTCTCAAGGCATGTTCTTGGGTGAGCTTATCCAGTACGCTCATAACAAGTCTATTTCCAAGAAGGGCTTTCTTAATAAAGAACTTATGCAACGTAATGGGATCTCTCAGGAGAACTTTGATAATCTACTGAAGATCCTTAAGGAATCCACTACCGTAGGTAAGAACAAGGAAATCACTATTGATAACCTTGATGCTATCCTCTCTAAGGATCCTAACGCTCTTGCAGCTCTTAGACGTATGGGCGACTATGTTGCTCATGAGGTAATCCAGAAGAATACCTTGGGTGACACTTTCCTTTGGGAGGGTGCCCAAAAGAATCCGTTCATGCAGTTGCTCTTGCAGTTTAAGACGTTCGCTCTTAGATCCTACGATAAGAGACTTAAGAAAATTCTAGGTAGAATGGCTGAGGGTGATGCCCTTGGACAAGCCTATAGTATCTTCTTGTCTACCGCATTGGGTACCTTGGGTGCACTAACTAACACCCTTATTAACACCGCAGGTATGACTGAGGAACAACGAAAGGAGTACCTTAAGAAGACTCTAAAGTATGACCCTGAAGAAGGACTTACTTTGGACACTATTTTTCAGGCTGGTATTAATGGTGTTATGCGATCTAGCGTCTTTGCAGCCCCGTCTTTGGCACTAAACGCTCTTGGTGTGAACACTGACGTTAAGACCACCACTGAAGGCTTCTCCACTCAGAAAGAAAGGGATGAGCTGTATGGAGGCTTTGATGCTGACAAGTGGTTTAGAGACTTTGTTCCTGGATACTCTACCATCAAGTCTTTCATGGACATTGCGGGGTATTCTGCTAATGTAGTTCGTATGACAGGTGATGCGGACTTCACTGATGAGCAACTAGAGAATCAAAAAGAGAAATTTGCAAGAGCTGTCCGTAATTCCACTAACCTCCCATTCTATAAATGGGGTGCTTATAACATGCTATCCGATAAGGACGACTAAATAAAACAATGGCTTCTACTATTGCTAACTATCAGGGCAATGGGTCTACTACAGACTTCAGTGTGCCCTTTGATTATCTAGCAAAGAAGTTTGTGAAGGTCACCGTAGACTCCCGAGAGAAACTTGGGGGTGACTACGGTGACACCACTAAAGACTACTTCTTTGTAGATAAGACTACCATTAGATTCAATACGGCTCCCGCTAGTGGTACTGAAATCATTATTCGCAGATATACGTCTGCTACTGACCGTATCGTGTCCTTTAAGGACGCTTCGGTACTCAAGGCTAAAGACCTTGATGCTTCTGCAATTCAGACTATCCATATTGCTGAAGAAGGTAGAGACATCATCAAGGACGCACTTATTGCAGACAAGGAAGGTAATTGGGACGCTAGGGGACACCGCATTGTGAATGTTGGTGATCCTATTGGTGACAACGATGCGGTTAGCTTCAAGGTCTACAAAGATGATGCTATGGGTGCCTATCAGGCTAAGCTAAAGGCTGAAGCCGCTAGGGATGACGCTAAGGTCTCTGAGACGAACGCTAAGACTTCTGAAGTTAATGCTAAGGAGTCTGAAGTCACCGCTAAGGCTTCTGCGGGTACTGCGGTATCTGCGGCTAAGCATGCTGATGCTGTAAAGACAGAGAACCAAGCAATCCTTGAAGAGGCTCGACAGCTACAAACCAATATTGAAACCTCTGAGAGGAATGCTTATGATAATGCTGTAATTGCTACCCAAAAGGCTGATGAAGCTAAGGTGTCTGAGAGGAACGCTAAGGTCTCTGAGGTGAACGCTAAGGAGTCTGAAGACAATGCTATGGCTTCTGAAGTGAGTGCTTCTGATAGTGCCTCCTTGGCTAAGGATTGGGCTAACAAGACTACGGGTACTGTGGATGGCTCTGAATACTCTTCTAAGTATTATGCTAATAAGGCTAAGGAGCAGGTTAGCCTCGCTACTCAACAGGCTACTCTAGCTACGACTAAGGCTACTGAGGCTGAGGATAGTGCTACTAGTGCTTCCCAGTCTGCTACTGCGGCTAGTGCCAGTGCTAAGAATGCTAGTGCTTCTGCGAGCACCGCTACGACTCAGGCTACTAATGCAAGTAACAGTGCTAAGGCGGCTAAGCTCTCTGAAGATAATGCGGCTCTGTCTAAGACTGCAGCGGGTACCTCTGAGGCTAACGCTAAGGCTTCTGAAGTCGAAGCTAAGAAGCAAGCTGATCTCGCTAAGGAATATGCTGAAGATTCGGCTTCTGGACAGCTAAATGCTGACTGGGAAGCTACTGATCCTAAGTCTAAGGCATTCATCAAGAACAAGCCTACGCTAGGCGCCCTTGCATCTAAGGACAGCATTGAGTATAGTGAGATCACTGGTACTCCTCCTGAGCAAGATCTTAGCGGTCTTGCTACTAAGAACGAGCTTCAGACGGGTCTTGCAGGTAAGGCTAATGCCTCGCATACGCATACCAGTGCTAATATCACTGACCTGAGCACTACTTTGGCTCCGTATGCTACGACTGCTGTGATGAACGCTGAGCTTGCTAAGAAGGCCAACGAAACCCACACTCATCCGATTAGCCAGATTACTAATCTTCAGGCTTCCCTTGACGCTAAGACTAATGACGCTACACTTCAGGTAGACCTTACGGCTATCCGTGAGAGCATCACTAATGTGTCCTCTAAGGTTGACGGTATTGGTGACACTCTGTCTCCTACGTATGCTAAGAAACAAGGTATCCTTGATGCCTGTGATAAGGCTCTAAATGGTGCTAATCCTATCCATGCAGGAGATCCCACGCTTGATGAGATTAAGTCAGCCTTAGCTACCATTCAGGCTCAGTTGGGTCAGTTGGAGAGTAGAAGGTATGTTAAGGAGACTGGTAAGAGTTCTGACGGTACCTCTTGGTATAGAGTGTGGAGTGATGGGTGGATCGAGCAGGGAGGTACTTATACATCTTCAGATAATAACAAATATCCCGTCACACTTAGCAAAAAATGACAACAACCAATTACCACTCAACCGTGACTGGTGGGTATAATACGTCATCTAACAACGGTTTTGGGTACTGCTATGACAAAACAACCTCTGGCTTTAAGGCTGTAGTTATTGAACCTAGGGGTACTTGGTATGTGTGTGGTTACTAAAGGATAAACAATGGAAGATCAAGAATTTATTAATCAACTAGCTGAAAAGCTAAGTAAACTAGGTACTGTTAGACATTTAGGTTTCCACTATCTTCACCCCTACGGAACAGTGCCTGCTGACTCTATTATTTGTAATGGAGCTACGTATTCTAGAGCTTTATATAAAGACTTCTTTGATTACATTACAACTCAAGGGTGGGTGAAGACTGAAGCTGAATGGCAAGAGATTGCTACGAGAGACAATGGATTCTGCCCGTTCTACTCTTCGGGTGACGGTAGTACGAACTTTAGGACTCCTAAGTTTGCTCCTTATCAGCAGATTGCTATGGGCGTGGCTCAGGCTACTACGTATCATCAAGCAGGGTTGCCGAACTCAGAAGGATGGTTTAAGCTCGGGAGCCCTGCATACTACGGAGATCCAAACACATCAGGTATGTGTACTAGATCCGAAGAAGAGTCGGTGGACAGATGGGGGGGTCTTGGCGATGGTGCTTGGAGGCATGGGAGGACATATAAAGTCTCACTTAAGGACGGAAACCCAATTTATGGGCGTTCTGATACTGTTCAACCCGAGTCACACGAATGGATAATGTGTGTAGTAGCCTACGGTATTGCTACTAATGTAGGTTCTGTGGACATCCAGAATGTTATGTCTGCTGTGAATGCCGTACAGGCTAAGGTTAGTGAGATTCCGACGCCTAAAGCATATGTTAATGAAACGTGGCGTAGCGGCTCGAACTGGTATCGAAAGTGGTCTGACGGATGGATTGAGCAAGGTGGTGATTATACATCTACATCAGATAAAACTATTTCATTTTACATAAGTTTTTCTAGTAAACCCGTTCTATATACTGCTCCAAAGTACGATACACCAGTGAATACAGGGTTACGAGACCTTGGATATGACGTGACTAATGTGAATTTTAAAGCCTATGGTGCAGGAAGTAATGGCGGATACGAGTGCCACTGGCTCGCTTGCGGTTACTGACAAAACTTTTAAGAGACGATTAAAAATGGATTTTACTATTGGGCAAATCTTCGAGGGTGAATACCCTCCTGAAGCCGCCGTATGGTGTAACTCCAGAGGTGACTGTAGTATTCAACAGGTTGACGGTAAGTATCAGATCGTAGAGAACCCTCCAGTTTCCATTGGGGTTCTTGCAGAGAACGTAAGATCAGAGAGAGACAGAAGGCTCGCAGAAACTGACTGGTACATGATGCCTGACTATCCTGCTGATCCTGAGACTCTTGAGGTCGTTAAGAACTACAGAAAGGCTCTTAGGGACATCACTCTTCAGAGTGGTTTCCCTAGAGACGTTGAGTGGCCTGTGATGCCTAAAGTGTTCTGTGAGGACACTGAAGGTACTCCGAGCATCGGACTGGCTAAAGTGGGTATCCCATAAGGTTCTCGCTTAGATTACCTATAGTGCCACGAGAGGTGCACTCTAAATTACCTCTCAGAATGCTAGGCTTTTCAGTAGCTATAGCCTCAGAGCATTCTAGTTTAACCTAAGCTACTAAACCATTAACACTAGCTTTATGCTAGAAAGGAAAATAATCAGGGCTGAATTTGCTTCTAAGGGTGTTGCTGGCTCTGGTCTCGGTCTCGGTATCGCAGGTACGGCTCTTGGCCTCCTAAATAACGGAGGTAATGGTCTCCTTGGTGGTCTCCTCGGCGGTGGTAATCAGAACGTGGTGTCTGCTCTTCAGGCGGATACCCTCATCGGTAAGTATCTGCCTATGCTCAAGCAGGTGGGTATCGTCGATGAGAACAACAAGGTAGACATCGAAGTTGCTAAGGGATTCATCAACAGTGCCTTCGATAAGAGTGGTGCTGTTGAATACCTTGGATTTAAATTCGATAAATCCGATGGTGAAGCACTAATTAATATTATGGAGAAATACAAAGATGATTGACGCTAAATGGGAAGATAATGTTTTTATGATGGCTAAGCATAAACTTCTTGAAGCTATTGAGAAGCGTAACAAGGAGTCTTACCATACTGAGGGAGACATCCGAGCCTATAAGGATGCCCTAAAGGCTTTGTACTATCTCATTAGCATTGAGAAGAGCAAGTAATTCGGGTGTTTCAGTAGTCCTAAAGGACTTACGCACAGTAATCACAGTAGGACTACTGAGCCTATATAACAGACTAAGTAAATGAATATACAAGTTTATTGGGATGGCAATGTAGGTGCCTGTGAGTATGAGAACCGTAAGGCATTCTTTACAACGAAACCCAACATTCCTACGGTTACCTTTGATGTCATCGTGTATAGCGAAGACAACAACGTAACGAAGAAGATTTATGCTAATATCACTAGTGAGCTTACTTCTGAGGAAGTTACTGCCATAAAGCAGTTTGCTCAGGCACAGTTCACGGATAAGAGCAACACTAATTAAATAACTAAATACACTATGGAACTGGAAGTAATTAAGAAAGATGGTACCCACGAAGGCTGGGATTGGGACAAGATTGAAGTAGCTATTCATAAGGCCGCCCAGAGGGCTAACGCTACGTACTCTGAGTATGACATTGGTAAGATTAGGGACTATATCGAGAGCATTGTCTACAGCAACTATGCTGAGGTGCCTACTGAAAAGCTACACGCTATTGTCATTGAAGCTCTTTGTAAGTACGCACCGAAGATCGGAGAATCCTACAAGGAGTTTAGAGACTATAAGAACACCTACGCTAAGGCTTTTGAAGCTGTTAAGAATGAGGCAGACACTGTCCTTCTTTTGGGAGACAAGGAAAACGCTAATTTCGATAGTTCCCTTGTGTCTACCAAAGGCTCCCTCATTAAGGGATATCTGACTAAGCAACTGTATAAGCAATTCTACCTTACTAAGGAAGAGAAAGAGGCTACTAAGGTCGGTAAGTATTACATCCATGACCTTCGAGACATGATCTTTGGATCCATCAACTGCTGTCTCTTTGACATGGCTACTGTTCTTAAGGGTGGCTTTAGTATGTCCAATGTCACCTATACGGAGCCTACGAGTGTCCTTAGTGCCCTTCAGGTGATCGGTGACATCACCCTTGTAGCTACTGCACAGCAGTTCGGTGGATTCACTATCCCTCAGATTGACAAGACGCTCCTCCCGTATGCTAAGAAAACGTATGAGCATGCGTTTAAGAAATACTTTGACCAGTGCAATATGGAGTTCGATGAAGCATGTGCTATGGCTATGCAAGAACTCAAGCGTGAGTTGGGGCAGGGCTTCCAGTCTCTTGAACTGAAGCTCAATACTGTTCCGTGTTCTCGTGGTGACTTTGCGTTCACTACGCTTACGTTTGGTGAGTGGAGCAATGATCTTCCTGAGTACGACAAGGAGTTTCTTGAGGTGATTTGTGAGACCATCCTTGAGACCCGCATGAAGGGACATGGGGGTAAACAGGTTGTGTTCCCTAAGCTCGTGTATCTCTATGATTGGGAACAACATGGCAGTGATGAGCACGCTAACGTGTTCGAGAAGGCTGTTGAATGTTCCAGTAAGTGTATGTACCCTGATTTTCTAGCTATTAACGCTCCTAATGGCACTGTGTCTGAAACCTACAGGGCGTCTAATAAGCAGTGCGTGATCCATCCGATGGGCTGCAGGGCGTACCTCACTCCTTGGAAGGATCCTGAGACTAACGAGTATGTGTCTGTTGGGCGATGCAACATTGGTGCGGTGTCTCTCAACCTCCCGTTGATCTTTAAGGCATCTAAGGGTAACTTCTGGGAAGAGCTTATGGTGAACCTTGAACAGATTCGAGGATTCCTTAAGCGTCGATATGATATGATTAAGCATGCTAAGGCCAGTACGAATCCTATGGCATTCTGTCAGGGAGGTTTCTATAAGGGCTTCCTTAAGCCTGAAGATGAGGTAGGTGAGCTTACCAAGTATATGACAGCATCTTTTGGTATCTCTGCCTTGAATGAGTTCGCTATCCTCTTTACTGGTGGTAAGGATCTTCAGACTCCTGAGGGACAGAAGGCGGCTAAGGATGTCGTTAAGTTCATCTATGATGCAGTGCAGAAGTTTAAGAAGGAAGACGGATATCTCTATGCACTCTATGGTACCCCTGCAGAGTCCCTTTGTGGCACTCAGATGACTCAGTACCATGAGTATTGTGCAAAGAATAACCTTAAGGATGAATTTGAAGGTAAGGAATATTTCACCAATTCCTTCCATATCCATGTGTCTGCTGACATCACCCCTTTTGAAAAGCAGGATCTTGAGTTTGAGCTTTTCCATCTTATCGAAGGTGGGCACATTTGCTATGTAAGAGTTGATAATCCTAGCAACGTCTCTGCAGTTAAAGCCCTTATTGAAAGAGGTATGTCAAGGGGTTTCTACCAAGGTGTTAACTTTGATGCGGCTTACTGTGAGGATTGTCACCAACATAGCTTTAATGTGGGCAATACGTGCCCCCATTGTGGTTCTCACAACCTCTCTATTATTTCTCGTGTTTGCGGGTACTTGGGTTACAGTAATGTCAATGGAAACTCTAGAATGAATGATGCTAAAATGGCAGAAATTAGAGACAGGAAGAGTATGTAATGCGTAAGATTAAAGACTTTGAAAACTACCTTATAGATGAGAACGGTAATGTGTATTCGCTGATTACACATAAAGCTATTACCCCTTATTGCAAGAGAGGCTATCTTAGAGTAAGACTCAACAAGGACGGTAAGCGTTATGACATAGGTGTTCATAGGCTTGTGGCCCTTACGTACCTTGAAGACTCCTTTGAAGAAGGTCTTGAGGTTAACCATAAGGACGCTAATAGGAAAAACAACAAAGTGGATAACCTTGAATGGGTCACCCATGAGGAGAATGTGAGGCTTGCTCGCAATGCACCTATCACTGTCGAATATCCTGATGGTACCATTGTAACCTATCCCTCACGAATTGCTTTTGCAAAGGTGCTTTGGGGAGAAGACACCTCAATGCACAACAATCTACCTAAGTATTACGAATCTGGGCGAATCCCTAAATACGGCATTCGCATTCTTGAGATGTAAAAGAGGATAAAGAATAAAATGAAGAATACTATGGAAGCTAAACCCAAAGAGCTTATCGGAAATCTCCAGAAGGAACTTTCGAACTGGTTTCTGAAGACGCACTGTAGAAATGACCAAGGGAAGGACTCCCAACTGTACAAGGATTGCACAATCCTGTATAGCAAGTGTATTGCTGAAGAGTTCAAGGAATTTCTTGAGGAGCGTAGTGGTACCCCTAACGAAATGAAGGAGTTGTGTGATCTTATCTGGGTGTGTGTGCAGTACGCTAATGCTTGGGGTTACGACCTTGAAGCAGGTATGAATGAACTGCTTAAGGAATACTCCAGTAAGTTCTATGACAGTGAGGGCAACTACAGTCCTCAGTTCAGAGAAGACGGTAAGCTCCTAAAGGGCACTGGGTTCAAGAAAGCTAACTTTGAGCAGTTCTTTGACGAATGAACTCCCTTGATGAGGAATCTGGTAACCTAGCAGAGAACATAGCACAGGTAGCTCCTTCATTGGCAGTATCCAGTGCTGTGATTCTCGGGTTACCCCTTAGTGATTGGGGGTACGTCATCACAATTATCTATACTTTTGTTGGTATCTGCACAATGATTAAAAAGCATTGGGTAGAGCCTTGGTTAGAAAAGAGAAGAAAGGAAAAGAACAATGGACTATAAAGGACTTGAGAGCCTCCTAGGTAACATCCATGAGGAGATGCTTCAGAACATGCTTAATGACCTCAGGAACCCCGATAAGAGGTCTCCACAGCTCTATAACGCAATCATTAAGGAACTTGAACGTAATGGTATTGACTGTGTCCCTAAGGCTGGAGAGGGTGAAGAGAATGCACTTAGTAAGCTCCTGAAGGCTACTAAGGAGAACTTCGAGAATTCCTATAGGGGAGACATGAGTGTTAACTGAGAAAGAAGCTAAAGCTCTACTCCCATACTATGAGAACTTCCCCCTCTTTACCTCTTTGGTTTGGAAGTCGATCGGTTTGCCTTCTCCCACGCCTATTCAGACAGATATTGCAAAACTCCTCCAGAATCCCCCTAATGATCGACTGATCCTAATGGGTTTCCGAGGTGTAGCTAAGTCATTCATTACGTGTGCCTATGTGGTTTGGTGTCTTTGGAGAGACCCTCAGCTTAAGATTATGGTTGTTTCAGCTAACAAAGAAAGAGCTGATGCTAATGCTACCTTCATTAAGAAAATCATTAATGAATTGCCCTTCCTAAGTCACCTAAAGGCTCGTGAAGGTCAAAGAGATACTCAGAACCTTTTCGACGTTGGGCCGGCCAAACCCGACCATTCACCTTCTGTGAAATCAGTGGGTATCAAAGGTCAGCTTACGGGTTCTCGTGCTGACATTATCTGCGCCGACGACGTTGAGGTGCCGAGTAACTCCTTCACTCAGGTTCTTAGAGACCAGCTATTCGAGCTCGTCAAAGAGTTCGACGCTGTCCTAAAGCCTGGTGAAGGTAAAAAGATCATCTATCTGGGGACTCCTCAGAATGAAATGAGCCTCTATAACGAGCTACAGGAGCGCGGATACACGGCTGTAATCTATCCAGCTAGGTACCCCTATGATGACTCTCATAGATCCTCCTATGGCGATAGATTGGCCTCTATCATTGCTGACAAGTACGACAAGGATCCTAAGCGTTGGGCAGGTAAGCCCACAGACCCCCTTAGGTTCTCTGAAGAAGATCTACAGAAGCGTGAACTCTCTTATCGTAAGGCAGGCTTCGCTCTGCAGTTCATGCTTGATACGACCCTCTCAGACGCTGATAAGTACCCTCTACGGCTTCATGACCTCATCGTAGGTATGTTCCCATTAGACGAGGCTCCAATGAAGCTCACGTGGCTCCCTGAGCCTTCTAAGAGGGTTCCAGTTGATGAGTGCCCTACGATGGGTCTTAAGGGAGATTCTTACTTCTACTATCATGCTTCATCCAATGAAGTTGTGCCGTATGCCCATAAGATCCTATGTGTTGACCCTTCGGGTAGAGGCAAAGACGAAACAGGTTATGCTGTTCTCTACTACCTAAATGGATATATCTACGTCATGGAAGTAGGAGGTCTATTGGGGGGCTACTCTGATGTAGTCCTCAATAAGCTAGCTAAGGTAGCTAAGAAGTACAAAGTCAATGAAGTTGTCATTGAAGGCAATTTTGGCGACGGGATGTACCTTAAGCTATTTGAACCTGTCCTAAAGAAAACCTATAGTAACTGTGGGGTTACTGAAGTCAAATCCACAGGACAAAAAGAACTGCGTATCATTGATACTCTTGAACCTGTAATCTCAAACCATAAAATGTGTGTCACTCCTGAGTGTATCAGGAATGACTACTCTACCGTACCTGAATCTGACTACAAATATGCTTGTTTCTATCAGCTCACTCGTATCACTGTTGATAGGGGTGCCCTTATTCATGATGACCGTCTGGATGCTCTGGCAATCGGAGTTAAATACCTTGTGGACTTCATGGGCGTAGATGCTGATGAAGGTATTAACGAACTAACAGAAGAATGGCTAGAGGAGTCTATGGAGTCCCTGTATGGATTCTATACGTCCAATATCGGAGGTGTGATGGTAACTGAAGATAGACACAACCCTAAAGGTACCTCTAAGGGTGTAGACAGATATAAGGATAAAGGGTATACATTCAATAAGTGATAACTGAAATATGCTTTATTAATATTGAACACTTGTTCAGTAAATAATAAAGACAATGTAATAGAGAAAACAGGGTATTTCAGAATAAAATCCATACTCCTAGGGGGGGCTAGGAAAGACATATATAGATATACATATAGGTCTTTTCTAGCTCCTCCTTTTTGTTAGAATTAAAAGTATCAAAAGCAAAAGGTATCAGTGGTGATGGAATCTTAAGAAAGTCCTTAGGATACCTATAGACCCTTATGGGGATCTATAGACCCTTATGGGAGTCCATAGACCCTTATGGGAATCCTTAGGTGCCTATAGACCCTTATGGGAATTACCTTAATGAACAATACCAATAACACTAAAAATAAAGTATTCATCACCATCAAAATCATCATTATCATCATCCTCTTTATAATGTCTTTGTTTAACGGGGATGTGTCTACTGTTGATGCTCTTCTACGTACTCTTGTGACTAGCTTATAATTACTTCCAGTTCCCCCTTGGGCTCCCTTAATGGGTTCCTGAGGGGTTTTATTTAAAGTTATCCACAGGTTATCCACAGCTAGGATACTAGCACAGGTATAACTACAGGTAACTAAGGGGATCATAAAAATTGACAAAATTTGTGAACCCACACTTAACGAGTTCACGTGCGTGTGTGCCCCCGTGGGGGTGCCTGTGGGTGCCTTCGGGTGCCCGCTGTGTCCTTTGGTTCCTCTTAGACATCCTTAGTATACTAAAGGGTAAGCAAGGGCTAGTGTCCTAGCTAAGTGGTTGGTTTATCAGTGTTTTTTCAAGTTATCCACAGGTTATCCACAGGTTATCCACAGCTAGCCTAGCTAGCACAGAGTTGTCCACAGGGGTCTTTAGGGTTGATTTGGGTCAATATGGGGTTTGATCTAGATCAATTGTTTACCTTTGGATGACATTATCTGTACTTTGTACCCTTTGGTACTCCTTTAGGTAGACCACAGTTCTCCACAGGACTCCACAGCTAGCAGGAGCTAGCACAGGGCTCCTCTATATAGAGAGAGTGGAGACAGCTAGCGACACTAGGGGATGGGATACCATGTTTACGGTATTTTTAACGATGGGCCTTGACAGGTGACTCGGGGTGCTCTATAGTTCAGGGCATGGAACGAGAGTTCCTCACCACTACCACTTAAAGGAGTACATCATGATTGTTCGATCCTCTCACATCATCACCCTTCCCAGCGGCAATCTCGCCCGTGATTTCCGATGGGAGTCTCTCGGATACGGTCGAGTCCGTGTCCAGTACAACTACACGGATCGCAGGAGGGCTCACCAGACGGCCCGCAAGTTCACGGTGGAATTCCTGAACGGTAAGGTTGAAACCATTCAGGCCCGCAGTGCCAATGGCGGCCGTGTTGAATACTTCAAGACCTCCACGATCATCAATGAGCTCCTTGAGATGCTCGCAGAGTTCAACGAGGTTGTGCATGGTGTTGCGGAGTCCTACCGATCCGAACCTACTAAGGTCGAGGCTGTCGAACAGGACAGCGTCCATGTCGAAGACACCGCTAGTGACACTAGCACCACTCTTCTGGACACCGTCCGACTCGTTGGGATTGGTGTTGTGGTCAACCTGATGGTGACTCTTGCAACGCTCGGGATTGTGTGGTATAATCTCTAACGAGTCCTAAGGGAGGGGCTTCGGCCTCTCCTTGGGGATCCCCTGTAAAGCTAGTAAAGGAGTAACAAAAATGAACTTCAATGAATTCCTCACCCACGCAAAAAAGGTCAACGGGATGCCTCTCGACACCCTCGCTAAGGAGGTGGGGTCGCACATGGTGCTGTACCCTGAAACCTGCATGAAGGCCATCGAGAAGGCTCTCGCTCCTATCGAAAGCCCTGAGGTCATCCGTTGGGACTTACTCAGCACCTGCCTCAATGAGGGCGATGCTCTTGACATGGCCGTGGTCATCGCGACCTCGCCGTGGTGTCTAAAGCTCCTCGGGAAACTCGATGAGGTCAAGGATGATGCAGATAAAGGCTTCTGCCTCGCCGTGCTCAATGGTCTTGACATTGATGACAAGTTCAGGGAGTATTTTGACTTTGAGGATTACTGGCACAATAATGGTGGTGACACAATCACCACGAGTTACGGGGTGTACATGGTAGACACGAAAGGGATTGCACACTGGCTCAAAGAGCTTGCCGCCTACTAAACCATAAGAGGCTAGGGGGTGCCATTGGTATCCCTCTAGCTCCCAACAAGGAGTATTGAAGATGAATGCACAGGTTAAAAAGATGATGGACGCATGCCCGTCGTACATGGTGGCGGAGTGGAGCCTGCCCGCTCTCATCAATGGTGACTACACGGGTATCATTCCCTTGGATGCCCCTGAGAGCACCGGAGAGGCCGCCATGGTTGCCCAGTTTGATGAGGATGTAGTCTGTGGTCGATCCATCATCGTAGACGAAGAGGAAGACGGGACGATTAATCCTGTCTTCTGCAAAGACGAGATCACCGGAACCTTCACGGAATGCGTGAGAATCTGGCTTGCTTAAACCCAAAAGGCTAGTAACCTAGCAAACCTCAAGTAACAGCTAGATCTCTATCAACCACGACAAACAACTAAAGTAATGCCCCTAGGAGCCAAATTAAGGCACCTAGGAGCGTCCACAGGAGACATCATGTATACTCGCACCACCACCATCATCGAACGCTCTGACATAGCCTCTATTCTCTTCTATCGTTGGAAAGACGGGGCATATGCAGTCACCTTTACGGACTGCGAGTCTATCTACACTTTCACCGGTAAATATTCAGGGGGTGAGGATGTAGAGGGCAAGCTGTATAAGTTCAAGAAAGGTGGGAGCATGGTTCTCATCGGACAGTCATCCATGCACGGCAGTGTTATGAATGCTATTCTTTCAATGTGGAATAACCATATTAAGGAGATTGAAAAGAATGCTTAATCTTAAAGAATACCTGATTGTATTCATTGGAATTGCAATCATTCTTGGAATCTTCCCCATGTTTGTCTTTATTTGCAAACTTATGGGAATCTATTACTAAAAGGATACGAAATGGAAGAAATTAACAGTGGAAAGCCTGAAACTAGTACCCATTACATGGGAGCTGTCCAGCCTATTGAATTGATGCTCAATGTATTATCTCATGAGGAATTCATTGGATTCCTTAAGGGCAATATGATCAAATACGCGTTCAGAGCAGGGCGCAAAGCAGGGGAATCCGCAGAGAAAGACAGAAACAAATACCTGGCTTATGCCGAATGGTTGCGTACTTTCGAGGCGTTCGGTAACATCTATGTCAACGGTGAGTACATCGAGAAAGGTAAAATCAATGGTTAGAGGAGACACGAGGATTTAATAAAATCCATACTCCTAGGGAGAGGGTGAAAGAGGCTATAGACTCCTAAGGGAATCCAAAGGAAACCACAGGAGTCTATAGTTTAACTATAGGTAATATCCTATATCATCACCTATATAACCCTATATAAGAGAATATAAAAGATCTATAGATATAACTAGAGGTAACCCCTATGTCTTATGATAAATTGAATAGTTTTAGAATTGATGGTGAAAATGAATACGATGAACTTTGTCTTAAATACGGCAAAGCCCGTGTAGACAGGGAAATAGAATTAGAACTTGAAAGCAAGGAAAATGCCTTCAATGCTTTCATGTCTAAGAGGAGCAAGGCCATTGAAAGCGGTACCCTTGGCAATATGGGTGCCTCTAGAGTCCTTATCAGTGAAGCCATCCCTGTCATGACTAAGGCCCTTGACAAGTGGTTTAAGGATGTTGATACTGGCAAGCCCGGTAAGCGTCATGTGATGGCATCCTTAATTAGGTCTCTGTCGTCCGAAGAAATCGCATTCATTTCCATTAGAACCATCATTGAAAATTCCCTTGGAATCGTGTCTTTAACAAAATTGTCCTCTGCAATTGGTGAAGCTATTGAGGATGAACTTCGGTTTAAGATGGTAGTTGCAACCATGGATAAGAAAGAGCTTAGCAGGTTCAATGCAGGGCTTGATAAGCGTATTTCCATGCAGTTCAAAAAGCGCTATGTTGAAAACAAAGAAAAAATCCTAGCAGACGAAAATAGACTCAAGAGATGGAACAAGTGGGGTAATGCTAATAGAGTCCAAGTAGGTCTTAAGTTGGTAGACATTTTCATCGTGTCTACCGGTCTAGGTGCCCTTGAGAAAACCATGGGTGACAACAAAAACGTACATTACACTTTTTGTCTTGACCCTGACGTGTTGACGTATTTGGAACACGAGGACAAGGAAACGGCTAGTCTCATGTTCCAGAATAGGCCCATGGTGATCCCTCCTAAGCCGTGGACTACTCCTTTTGATGGTGGGTATCTGATCAACCTTAAGAAACCCATACAGCTTGTTAGAATGCCCTCTAATGAGTGTGCACAGCTCTACGATGAGGTTGACATGCCTAACGTGTATAAGGCCGTCAATGCCATCCAGTCTACGGCTTGGAGGATCAATCGTAGAGTGCTCGACGTGGCCAATGAGGTTTGCTCTTGGGCCCACATTCCTGAGGGCCTAGAGATGCCCTCTGCGACCCCTGCGGAGCCTCCTATGAGGCCCGTAGAGGCAGACACTAACGATGAGGTACAACGTGATTGGCGAAGTGCTATGGTGCACTACTATCAAGACGACAATAAGCGTAAGAGCAAGCGTTACCTTGTGAACGGTGTCCTTGCATTGGCAAACACCTACAAGGACGACATGGAAATCTATTTCCCCCATAACCTTGATTTCCGTGGCCGTGTCTACCCCTTGACCCAGTTGAGCCCTCAAGGCAACGACTTTACTAAGTCACTCCTTGAGTTTGCCGAAGGGGTGCCTCTTGGAGAGAATGGGCATACTTGGCTGGCCTTTCAGGGTGCTAACTGCTACGGCCTTGACAAGAAACCCTTTGAAGAGCGTATTGCTTGGGTCTATGAGAACACCGACATGATTCTGTCTATTGCCAAGGATCCCCTGCAGGATCTCCGATGGACTGAGACGGATTCCCCGTGGGAATTCCTTGCGTTCTGCTTTGAGTGGGCGGACTATCTGGATAAGGGCGACTCTTACGTGTCTCACCTCCCGATTGCCTTTGATGGCTCCTGCTCTGGCTTACAGCATTTTTCTGCTATGCTAAGGGATGAAGTCGGTGGGGAAGCCGTCAACCTCATGCCTGACGATCATGTTCATGACATCTATGGCATCGTTGCTACCAAGGTCACCGAGTTGCTTAAAAAGGACTATGACAACGGCACCGATGACACCATGGCTAAAACTGAAGACGGTGACGATTACCTGAAGAAGGGCACCCGCAGTATGGCCACGGAATGGCTCAAGCACGGAGTTACCCGCAAGGTGACTAAGCGTAGCACCATGACGCTTTGCTATGGCTCTAGTAAATTTGGCTTTGCCGAACAGGTTTTGGAAGACACTATTTACCCTGCTCTTTCAAAGAATCCCACGGCCTTCAGTCGTCCTAGCCAGTCCGCTAGGTATATGGCCGGATTGATCTGGGAAGCCCTGCAAGGTGTCGTAGTGAAAGCTGTGGAGGCTATGGGTTGGCTACAGGTTGCAAGTGGTCTCCTCGCTCAAGATAAGGACATTAACGGCCAGAGCATGCCTACCTATTGGATTACCCCTGCGGGATTCCCTGTAAAACAGAAGTACAACAAGGTTGTGCTCAAGCAACTAAGGACGTTTACTACTGGAACCATTCGAGTCAAGGAGCCATTCAAGGAAGACAGTCAGATTGAGGAAGGTGCATCCATCAATCCCGTGGTGTACGAGAGTACCCCCGAGATTGACACCAGAAAGCAAAAGCAAGGTATTGCACCCAACTACGTCCATAGCATGGATGCGTCCCATTTGATGCTCACGGTGTGCTCTTGTGTCGACAAGGGCGTCAAGTCCTTTGCGATGATTCATGACTCCTATGGGGCACCTGCGGGGCATGGTGACATCATGTTCACGACCGTTAGGGAAGTGTTTGTAGATACCTACAGCAAGAATGATGTACTGCAGGATCTTCACGATCACATTGAAAACCTTTTGTCTCCTAAGATGGTCGACAAGCTCCCTGAGATTCCCTCTAAGGGAAACCTTGATCTTGAGCGAGTCAAGGAGTCCATGTACGCCTTTAGCTAGCAAGCTAGCCTTTAGCTAACCCCAACTAATAAAATCCATACTCCTAGGGAGAGTAACCAAGCCTCCCTAGGTTAAACTAATAAAATCAATACTCCTAGGGAGAGTAACCAAGTCTCCCTAGGTTAAACAGCTAGCTCGCTAGCAACAAACAAGGAAGTAATTAATGTCTAGCAACAACAATCGTTTCACTACCCCCAAGGGTCTCGCACAGTATCCCGCTCTCAAGACTCCTGACACGAAGTTCAATCCTGAGGGTGACTACAAAGTTAATCTTGTCATGGAAGATGACGAGAAGACCAATTCCCTCGTGTCTAAGCTTGAGGCAGTCCTTGAGGACTTCTATGAGAATGACGACAATGTCAAGCAGGCCATTGCAAAGGGCCGCAAGGTGGTGACTCAGGACATCTACGAAAAGGATGAAGAAGGCCACATTGTGATGAAGTTCAAGCAGAAGGCGGTCATTACGAAGAAGGATGGTTCCAAGATTCCCGTCAAGATCCGTCAGTTTGACTCTAAGGGGAAGCCCATTGATGTCAACATCGGTCGCGACAGTGTAATCAAGGTGTCCTTCACTGCCAACCCGTACTACATGCCCTCTACGCGTACCTGTGGTCTTTCCCTGCGACTCCTTGCAGTTCAGGTTATCTCTCTGAATGAGTTCGGGGATTCCTCTGCGTCCTCTTATGGCTTTGAAGAAGAAGAAGGCTATAACGGTGAGGAGCCTGAGGATTCCTCTAAGAGCTTTGAAGATATTGACGATGACGTTCCCGGAGATTTCTAAATGATTAAGTTTACTTTCGGCCGTAAGCTTCGTGAAGGGCTCGGCCTCCTCCTTACTGAGGAAGGCCTTGAAAAGGCTCTTGAGTCCGCAATTGAGACTTACAACTGGTACCTTGAAAAGGACGGTAAGGCACCGAGTGGCTTCTATTGCACCCTCTCTGGTGGAAATCAGAGTTACTTCAAGAGCAACACCGCCTTCTATGATGCTAAGTTCATATATGAAGTGATGCCCTACTCGTTTACGTTCAATGTCAATGTTGATGATCTTATCTTTGAAGACAAAGAAGGTGTCGAGTACGATAAGCCTTACAGGCTTGAGGAATTCTTTAGCAAGGACCTTAGTGGTGTTGAGGGTGCCTGCGTCCTTGTCATGTTTAAGGATAGTGCTCATGCTGAAGCCTCAGAGTGCTTCTGTCGTCCCGACCTGCTGGTTGGTCAGATTCTGAGTTGTCAGGACGATGACTACTTCATTCGTGTCAATGGTCATAGTAGTGTATACGACATCTATAGCAATGAGTTTTCTGAAGACTGTAAGGTTATGCTCCCTTCTCGTAGCAACCTGCTTAAGGGGCATAAAGAGGAATAAATGCGAAGCATTTAAAGGAATAAATGCGAAGCATTTAAAGGAATAAATGCGAAGCATTTAAAGGAATAAATGCGAAGCATTTAAAGGAATAAA